GACTTTAAAAAATTATCTGTATCCTTCGCCATATGAGTTAGATTTAATCATCCTTAATAAATCTTTCTCAACTGCCTCCGTCTTTTGGCGAGAGGTGATGATGTGGATTGGAATGTATCCTTGAGAAGTAAAGTATATATCTCTCTGAGTGTTCGTTCGCTTATGTACGCTTCCGTCAATTTCGATAATCATTTTACCGACCATGAAATCAACTTCATACTTTCCGATCTTCCACTTAGATTTAAATTTAATACGATTCTTCTTTAGGAGCTCTCCTATCCTCCTCTCTCCCTTTGTTGAATTATCCTTCTTCAACTTAAGCAATGAGTATCTCATTTTGTTCCACCATTCCCGGACTTGGAGAAAAAAGACCGGGCGATTTTGGTTTTATATTTAAGACTTGGCTTTGGTTTTACTACCGGCCGCCTTTTGAGCTGCTTCAAGTTTAGCTTTAGCCCTGTTAGCCTTCTCCGTCTTTTTGATCTCTAAGATGAGGTCTGCTTTAACAGCAAACTTCTCATCAAACTTGATCCCCAACTCTTTCGCTTTAGCGACTAATTCAGGTCGTTTCATTCGTTCAACCGGTAATGGCGCTCCTGGCACATCTTCCGGTTTCTCGAATAACCCGGCGCGAACGTCGTCAGGATCAACTCCTTTAGCAATTGCAGCTCTTTCTTCTTCAGACCACTGCATGCCTGGAGCCTTGACTCTGTTTTTAGCGACTAATTTTGACCAGTCTAGATTCGTAGACATATTCGTTGAGTTATTAAACTAAATTCCGGGGAAGGGACGGCTCCCCGGCGGCCGACCAATTTTATTTTGGATTTTATCTGACTGCTACTTAGGATTTATCTCCTTTACTGCCTGCGATATAGGCTTGGTAGCCGATACCGATGGTGTAGAAGAAGTCCAACGAGTAATCCCAGTTCTTATTGGCATAAACCTGTTCAGGAGCATCCAATGAAGGACGTTCTGAAAATAAGCACTGAAGAGTCTCGTTGATTCCCTTAGAGTCTGCCATGAACCAATAAGCGGTTCCGTCAGTACCGTCGGCAGCCGTCGCTAAACGCGGCCAAACAACGATCTTAATTTTACCTTTTAACGGGTTCTTATCGTTATTCGCACTTCCCGGAAGATATTCCGAGTTGCAAATACGATCAGCTAAGTCCTCTAAGTCCGGGCCAATAATGAGAGTATCATACATGACCGGTCTTACTAAGTTATTCGGATCCTTATGCTTCTTACCCTGAGAAATCATATAGACAATCGCTTGTCTAGATAACGGAGGGTTGGTATTGGTACCATCGGAAATTATATTGCTATAAGTCCGAGAATTTAAAGGATTGGAATGAATTGCACTGAAGATTTCTAAACCGTCAGGACCAACAGCCGAGACGACGCCACCGTACACATCCGTGAAAGATGTGGACCAGCCATGGATAAGGAAATCAGCCAATGACTGATCTACTTTATCAAAGGCGTCTTCAGTAATAGAACGGACGACTCCATCGATCTGATTATGCAGATCAAATTTCCTCATCTTCTTTGTCACTGAAGCGATCGCGCCGAAGTATTCCTGAGTCCAGGTTACCGAATCTCCTTCCTGAGAAGTTAATTTTGGTAAATCCTGTCCTTCAGCAACTCTCTTGATGCCGGAAACTCCATGTAATACTAAATGGTCGTAGGTCAGTCTTTCAGTGTCAAAGACATTGAAAACATTGAACCCGACGTTAGCAGACACTTTATTACTGGCAACCTCGTTGAAGATCGATTGCAAATCATCAGTCAAACTTTGGAAATCTGTAGTTAGAATGGGCATATGCTTTTATATTATTTAGGCAATTGTGTGAGTGAAGTGACCTAACACTTGCGTGGCGGTCTCTGCAGCTCCCAAAATGTCTGTTATATAAAAATCATTGTAAGTTGAAGCATCTGGGTCAATAGTAGACTTTGTCGCGATATCCGCGTAAGTTCCACGATCAACAACAGAAACAGCAATGTTACAGTCAGCGATAAACTCGATATCCTCATCTGTCGGACAAACCAAGCATTCAGTATGTGAATAACCGTCAGTAGTGAGGTCCTGCATAGCAACATACCGACAGTCCTGATATGAACCAGAGGTGATGACAGTCAAATAACCGCCAGACCATTTTAACCCATCTCCTTTAACTACCGTTTGGCTAACGGCGAGAGGTTTAGATGTTAATCTTCCTTCGTCGTACCTTTGTGGGATAAACATATGACTTTTGTTGTGATGATTTATAAATTATGAAAGGCTGCGACTATTTATTATCCTTTTTAGGATACCAGTCTTTCACGCTCGTTCGAGCCGGCAAAATATGCTTCGACTCTTTTTTCTTGTCTCCCTTAGATCCAGTTCCTGCAGGCTTTCCTTTGTCGGCGGCTATTTCGGCAGCGGACTTTTTATCATCCTCTTCCTCATCGTCGTCATCATCGGATTCCTCTTGATCTGCTTTCCAGAGGGTTTTAGCCTCCTTGATATCTTTTAGAATATCTTTCGCAGATTCTTTTCCATGACGCGGAGAATAATATTTAACAATCTCTTGAAAGTTATCATTAATCTCTTTGTCCTGGCAGGCAGCGGCGATGGCTTCTTTTTCATTTACCTTGCGCTGTTCGCCCTTGGTAATTGGAGTGTCATCGTCGTTATCAGATTTCTTTTCTACCTTAGTAACTTCGGCTTGTTTGCCTTTACCTCCTTTCTTGAGGTATTTGTCTTTTACCCCAAGTAGTCCGGTCTTATAGTTTTCAAGGTTAGATTGAAGTCTTTCAAACTTTTTCTTCGGGACAACTATCGTATCGTCGTCATCGTCATCGTCATCTCCATCGGGGATTTCTTTTTTAATGATTTCCGCGACTTCCTTTTCGAGTTCGTCAACGTCCGATCCGGTTTCTTCCTTCGCCGCCGGAGCGCCGCCGGAATTACCGCCTAATGATTTTTCTTCTGCCATATGACATTTTGTTAAACTTTTTTATTTAAATGGGAAGTCAACCCAACGATGTCAAAGTGTTCAGACCATTGAGGCCTGAGAGCCACCCACGGTCCTTCCTTCAAAGACGGAGTCAAAGGTCGCACCATGAGGGCCTCTCAGCTCTCAATAATGTTTCCGTCTTTCTTTTGGATTGCTAATGTACTATTACTTTGACTCCTTGCCTATTCCCTCAAATGATACACACCATTCCTCATACAGAAGCGCCATTCTTCCTGCAAACTCTTCTTCGGTATTTAGAACTAAATCTCTGACGCCATAGATAGTTTCATTCGTGGCCGGTGTGATATCAATGACGAGCTCCTCATCAAGATATTCCTTCCACATCTTCTCAAACTTCGCCATGCTTTTGTCTGAGATTTTATATGTGTCTGATCCCTTAATGTCAGTGACCTCTTCCTTGACCTTCGGCTTATGAGTCTTTGGGTCAATAACCGGGCGACCATTTTCATCTTTCTCAAAAATGAGATATACCGGCTTCTCTACTTCCTTGTCATCTTCCATGACCATCTTCTTATCAGCGCACTCTTCCAACATTTTGACGCGTTCCTTATCTACTTCGGTCACGCGATCAACTAAGATCTTGATGAAACGAGTTCGGCATCTTGATTCTTTGCCATGAAGAGATAATCTTGATAACCACTCCTGAATTGATAGTACTCCCTGCATCTGGTTATTGATGAAGAAGTAATTTTTTAATTTTAATTGTTTTGCCATATTAATCCGTCTTATTATTTTTATTAGCTTCGGCCGCTTTTTCTTGTTCGGCCTTTCTCTTTAAAACATGTTTATTGGCTTCATCGACCTTTCCCAACAGGTACATATTTTCCGCTCGTTGTCCGACGAGTATCAAATATTGTTCCCTATTGACGCCAACTCCCATGGTCTTAAGTAATGTTAGGTCTCGCTTCCTGAAATAATCCCGGAATCCATCATCTGCAAACTGACGCGATAACCAATTTTGAATCTTCTTATCATCTATGTCCTGGAACGAGATCCCGCGTTCCATTAACTTAAACAGTAAATTTATAATAATTCTCTTAAACATATTCCGTCTTATGTTAATTAATCAAGCGACTTTTCTTCTTTCTCCTTCATCGGCTCAATTCCTACGATATCAAACTCTGCATTTGCCCGGCTCTCGGTAGAGTTTAAACTCTTATGCTCATCATAACCGGTCATCCTTACCTTAACTTTCAATTCGTATTCAGTGCCGACCTTCCACTTCTCAATTTCCGGCATATCCTTCTTCTCTAATCTAAAATTTGGAAGATAAATATACGGAACTTCGTCGCAACCAACGCATGCCATTTTTTCAAGATGCTTTTCTTTTGCCTTCATGGCT